ATGCTGGATCAAGACGCTGACGGTGCAATTTTCCGTGACACTACTTCCTCTGGTGGGTATGGCGGGGTGGCCTACGTTGTTCGTCGCTCGAATCAGATCAAATCCGCCATCGGCAACAGCGGCCAATTCGACCCGACGAACCCGGACATCCGGTTCAGCCGCCGCCAGAACACCATTGCCAGCGGCCAGTTGCCGCAGATCGACCCCGCAGACCAGTCGCCGTGGCAGCGCCAGTGGGCCAAGGTGGACACGCTCACCGCGCCGGACGCTCTGGATAACATCTTGTACGAGATGCAGGACAAATTGGTTGACCTGAAGCGCTTGCGCGAACACATTGACGAGATTGGGGGCGCGATTAGCGACCTGAACGATGCCTACACCGGCGAAGAACTGTTCCACAAGCGCCTGGCCAAGCGCGTCAAGGACTACGCGACCGACGAGCTGCGCCCGCTGCTGGCCGACATGCGCGCGCGTGGGCTGGACTTGCCGACGCTGGAGCGCTACCTGCACGCGCGCCATGCGCCGGAAGCGAACGCGGCAATGGCAGCGCGCAACCCGAACCAAGCCATGATCGATGCGGGCCTTGCCAAGGCCGAGCAGGACGTGAAGGCGCTGCAACGCGCCCTGCAGCGCGCCCATGCGCAGGGTACGGCAACTAAGGCTATCAACCAGGCACTGACCGCCGCCGACGAAGAACTGACACGCTGGAAAAGCGCCGAAGCCTTCGATGGCACGGAAGAAGATCGACTGAGCCTGTCGGGCATGAGCGATGCCGATGCCGCGAAGTTCATGAACGAACTCAAGCCCGGCCAGCGCCAGCACTTGGAAGCGCTGGCCGCCCGGGTGGATGCCATGACCGCCGAGACGCTTAACGTGATGGAGCGCTACGGCCTGATGGACAAGAAGTCGATCAACGACATTCGGGCCGCCTACCAGTACTATGTGCCGCTGCACCGCGACGACGCGCACCCGCACCTGGCCGGGCTGTTTCCGATGGGTGGCGGCATGGGCACGATCAAGCGCCGCACCGGCAGCAACCAGCAGGTGACGAACATCTTGGCGCACATTGACGCGCAGCGCCGCAACGCCATTCGGCGCGGCGAAGAAAACCGCGTAGCCAAGAAGCTGTACCTGATGGCATCGCAAAACCCCGACCCGGAAATCTGGACGGTGGACAAAGCGCCGACGCGCAAGGTGGTGGACAAAACGACCGGCCTTGTGCGTACCGAGGTTGACCCGACTTACCGCCAAGCGCCGAACGTGATTTTGCTGCGCATCGGCGGCAAAGACCACATGGTCACGTTCAACGAGCACAACCCACGCCTGTTGCGCCTGGCGATCTCGCTCAAGAACTTGGACATGGGGCAGGCGGACGTGGCGATCAACACGACGCACGACGTGGCTACCCGGTTCAAAGACGGGCTGATGAACGCAGGCGTAACGCTCACGCGCTTCGTGGCGCAGATGAGCACGCAGTACAACCTGATTTGGGGCCTTTGGAACTTCAAGCGCGACGTGGGCACGGGCCTGCTGCGCCTGACGGCAACACCGCTGGCGGGCAAGCAGGCCGATGTGGTTAAGTACATCGGCCCAGCCGTTACGGCGATCTACGCCGAAGAACGCGCGCGCCGCCGGGGGGAGGCAAAGGGCGACTCTGAAATGGTGAAAATCTGGCACGAGATGCAAGACGCTGGCGGCACGACGGGCTTTCGCGAGCTGTTCCTTGCGCCGCAAGAAGAAATGAACAACGTGCTCGATGAACTGGCGACGATGGAGCGCGGCGTGGCCAAGCGCGCGTTCTGGGGCATGATGGATTGGGTGAGCGACACCAACGAAGTGCTGGAGAACGCGGTGCGCCTAGCCGCTTACCGCGTGGCGCGCGAAAACGGCATGAGCAATGAGCAGTCGGCCAGTCTGTCGAAAAACCTGACTGTCAACTTCAACCGCAAGGGCCGCACCGGGGCCAAGATTGCGCGATGGTTCGCTTTCTTCAACGCTGGCGTGCAAGGGCTGGTGAACATGATCGAGACGCTGCGCGGCCCGGCGGGCAAGCACATCGTGGTAGGCGGCGTGATGCTGGGCATGCTCAACGCGGCGCTGGGCTTGGCGATGTTTGGCGATAGCGACGACGACGAAGAAAACGGCTGGTATCGCATCCCCGAGAACGTGCGCGAGCGCAACCTCATCTTGCCTGCGCCATGGAACCCGGATGGCTACGTAGCGCTGGCTGTGCCGCTGGGCTACAACGTTATCATGCGCCTGGGGCAGCGCATCGTCGAGACGATTCACCGTCCGCCAGAAAACGTTGGCGCTGAAGCAGCCGACGTGCTGCGCCTGATCGTGGACGGCTTCAACCCGCTGGGCGGCAGCACGAACCCCGTGCAGATGCTTGTGCCGACGATAGGCGATTTGCCCGTGGCGCTGTTGCAAAACCGCGACTGGCGCAATCGGCCGATCTACCTTGAGGACTTTAGCCTCAAAGACCCGTCGCCGGGCTTTGATCGGGTCATGGGCGCGGCCAGCGCGCCGAGCCGACTCATTACCGAAGCGCTGAACAAGGCCACCGGCGGCACAGACTATCAGCCGGGGGCGATCAACTGGACACCCGACCAGATTGACTACGTGTTTGGCTTCCTGACCGGCGGCGTGGGCCGCGAGCTGCTGCGCCTGGAGCAGACGCTGACTGCGCCGTTCACGGGCGAGGAGCTACAGCCGCACCAGGTGCCGCTGCTGGGGCGCTTGTACGGCAACGTGCGCGGTTCACGCGCCACCATCACGCGCTACAACACCAATTTGCTGCGCCTGAACGCCGTCGAGCGCGAGCTGGAGGGGCGAGCCAGAGACGGCAAGGACGATCAGGCGTACATCGACAGCGAGCCGCTGACGCGCCTGATCGACATGAGCAACCAGGCCGAGCGCGAGCTGGGCGAGCTGCGCCGCGAGCGTCGTGACATACTGCGCGGGGATGCGCCTGACCGAGTAGAAAGGGCGCGTGCGATTAGCGAAAAAATGAACGCGATCATGAAGCTGGTCAACGACGAGGTTTACCGGGCGCGCAACAAGCCGGAAACGGCGGCGCGCTAATGGTATGCTTGCAGGCCTACGACGCAGCGCGAGCTGCTGCCGCCGCGCCGGTTGACGGCTACGACAAAGCTACGCCATGAGGCCATAAGCCCATGATCTAGCAAGGATTCGGATTCCGGCCCCCGGCATCCGCACCTCCGACGGCAAGGTGCGCCAAGGCCTGCCGGGCCACCAGCAGCAGGTTCGGGCGCTCAACGAACAGATTGGCGCCGTGATGAAGGATCTCAACCAGGAGGTGCGGCGGGCGAAGCAGGAGGCAAGGCATTGACATCCTCCCCGGCCTGAACGCCGGGGCTTCTCGGGGATTTCTCGGGGATTTCTCGGGGATTTCTCGGGGATTCAGGTGAGCGACGCAACGGCAGCATTACGTGGCAAGCATGGCAGATTACGTGGCAAGCATGGCATCATGCCACTAGGTCGAAAGATCGACCGACTCGTGTAACTGAGCGCAGGAGGTGCTCTTTCGGGCAAAGGTGCCCAAAGGAGAACCAAAATCGCACGCACTATCATCGGCGTCAATGACGCCAAGGCAGTCAAGAAGTGGGCCGGTCTGCTGGCCTACGACACTTCCCAGAAGTCCTACTTCAATCAGCGCTTCATGAAGCGCGGCGCCGAGGCCGAGGTGCCTATCCAGATCCTCACCGATCTGGAAACCGAAGCGGGCGAGACGATCAACTACGACCTGTTGGCCGAACTGCGCATGGCGCCGGTCGAGGGCGAGGACATTCTGGAAGGCAAGGAAGAGGGCCAGCGCTTCTACAGCGACGCCATCTACGTTGATCAGGCTCGCTGCGGTGTGAACACGGGTGGCCGCATGACTCGCAAGCGCACCCTGCACGATCTGCGCGAGAAGGCCAAGCGCCAGCAGTCCAACTGGTGGGCTCGCCTGATGGATGAGCTTCTGTTCATCTACCTGTCGGGCGCCCGCGGCATCAACGAGAACTTCCTGCTCCCGTTGAACTACACCGGTCGCGCCAACAACGCGCTGACTGCGCCGACGTCCCGCCACACGCTGTTCGGCAACGACGCCACGGCGTTCAACAACCTCGACGCCAACGACCGTTTCGATCTGCGTCTGATCGACCGTGCCAAGACCCGCGCTGACAGCCAGGGTGGTGGCGCCACTGGCGTGCCGGTGTTGCAGCCTTGCAAGATCGATGGCAACGAAACCTTTGTCTGTGTGATGCACACTTTCCAAGAGGACGATCTGCGCAGCAACACCCAGACTGGCCAGTGGCTGGACATCCAGAAGGCTGCTGCCGGTGCCGAGGGCCGCAACAACCCGATGTTCAAGGGCTCGCTGGGCATGTACCGCGGCGTGATCCTGCACTCGCACCGCAACGTGATTCGCTTCAACAACGCGGGCGCTGGCGCCAACGTCGAAGCGGCTCGCGCGCTGTTCCTGGGTTCGCAGGCTGCCGTGGTGGCCTTCGGGTCGCCAGGCACCAACCTGCGCTTCGACTGGCACGAGGAAACCCGTGACAACGGCGACAAGGTGGTGATCTCCACGTCGAGCATCTTCGGCATCAAGAAGGTGACGTGGAACGTCGAAGGCACCAACCACGACTTCGGCGCGTTCTCTCTGGACACCGCCGCAGCCGCCCGCTGAACCCACGGATAAGGAGTTAAATCATGCCGTTTTCCGCAAACGCACGCGCCTCTGCCGGTTTCCTGACCGGGCGCAACCCCGTCGATACGCCGTCCAACATCAACCTGGCGGCGGAGCGATTCACCGTAGACCTGGGCACTGCCGATCTGGCGCTGAACGCGATCGGCGCTGTGGGCATCCTGCCCGCGGGTGCCATTCCGTGTTTCTTGGAGATCGACGCCACGGACATGGACAGCAACGCCACGCCGGCCTTGGCTTTCAGCCTGGGCGTGATCAACGACGCTGAAACCACGATCTCCACGGCTGCCGCCGATGGTGGCGCGGCTTGGCTGACTGGCCGACAGGAAGGTCGCGCCGATGGCGTCTCGGGCCTGCTGACCAGTGCTGCCATGCGCGCCGTTCGGCCTGCACCGGTGGAACGCAAGCTGGGTGTGCAGTTCACGACCGGCGCCGCCACGGCTGTGGCTGGCACGTTGGGCGTGACCGTGTACTTCCGCATGCCCTGATTGAGGTTGTCTCCGGGCACCTGAACCGTGCCCTTTTAAGGGGGCGCCATTGCTGCCCCCTTTTTTTTGGAGTGATGACATGAATCTGCAAACATCTATTGCCCCGCGCCGCGATGGCACGGTGCGCGTGTCGGGCCTGGGTCGCCAGATCTATGTGTTTGCGCCTGGTCCTGACGGTGAGCTGACGTGCGACGTGACCGACGAGGCCACCGTCGCCTGGTTGCTCGCCACCAAAAACTTCTGGCCCGCCGACGAGCAGGACTTTGAGGCCGCTCTGGAGCTCGCCAAGAAGGCCGAGCCCGATGGTGGCGAGCCGGGTGGCGACGATGACTTGGATGACGACGAGGAAGAAGTGGCCGATGCGTTGCCCGTCGAAGCCAACACCCCGCCTGCGCCCAAGCGGGCCAAAAAAGCCAAGGCTGAGTGAGCATGAAAGCCTGGTCGTACTGGCTGCCGGATTTGATGCCGCATGTGCCTGGTTGCCCCCGGGTGCTGGCCGAGCACGAGTTGCGGCGCGCCGCCCAGGCGTTCTTTCGCCAGACCCGCGCATGGAAAGTGAATCAGGCGCCCGTGACGATTCCTGCCATGACCGCCACGGTGCCGGTGGCGCCGGCGGATGCCGGGCGGCAGCTGGTGCGCATTGAATCGGCCTGGTGGGACGGCAAGCCCATGGAGCCCGTGACGGCCGAGCAGCTGGATGGCGACTACGCCGACGACTGGCAAAGCCACACGGGCACGCCCACCCACTACCTGCAACTGGTGCCCGGCGAGATCCGCCTGTACCCGCTGCCGGTTGCAGGGGGTTCGCTGAATCTGCGCATGTCGGTGACGCCGAGCGACACCAGTACGGGCCTGCCGGATAACCTGGCCGACCGCTACATGGATGAGATGCACGTGGGCGCGAAGTCGCGCCTGATGCTGTACCCAGGCAAGCCCTGGATGAACCCTGAACTGGCCGTGGTGTACGGCCAAGCCTTCAACAACCTGGTGTCGCAGGCCACGGCTGCGGCGGCTCGCGCGCATCTGAATGCGCGCATTCCCTCACGAGTGAAGTGGTGCTGACATGCAATGCACGACCAGAGCGCAGGCACGCGAAGCAGGGGAGAAGTTCTACCTGACTGGCAAGCCATGCAAGAGTGGCCACGTTTCGCTGCGCTACACGGCATTTGGCACTTGCACTGAATGCAACAAAGAACAGCACAAGCGCTGGGTCGCGGCCAACAAGGAGCGCGCCAAGGAAATTCAGAAGGCGTCCGTGGCCAAGGCTTTTGCTGCAAATCCAGATTTGGTCAGGGCAAAAAGCGCAAAGCGTGCCCGTCTTTACAGTGCAAAAAACAGAGAGCGGCTTCGCGCCAAGAATGCTGCGAACTACAAGGCCAACGCCGATCGCATGCTCGCATATGCCCGCGCTTGGTACGCAAAGAACAGAGAGAAGGCGGTGTCGCGTGTGACTGCTTGGCGATCCGCCAAACCTGATATTTCCAGGAAGGCCGCAGCCACGCGGCGAGCGGCAAAACGCATAGCGATCCCAGGCTGGTTCTCGGAGTTTGATGAGCTTGTTCTCGCTGAGGCGTATGCGCTCGCTGTAATGCGCGAGTCCAAGGTAGGCGGCCAATGGGATGTGGACCACTTGATCCCGTTACAAGCACGGCATGCTTGCGGGCTGCATGCCGGCTCAAACATCGCTGTGATACCCCGGCGACTGAACATTCGCAAAAGTAACCGCTTGATTTTCACAGAGCCCGGTAGCTGGGTTGGAGCTTGACAATGGCAATACAGTATTCGACGGTTCTCCGGAATAACCAACTCGACCAGATCGAGACGACGACCGGCGCATCCGCGCGTCTGCGGTTGTTTTCTGGGGCGCCCCCGGCGAACTGTGCCGCGGCCTCGACCGGCACGCTGCTGGTAGACATGGCTTTGCCCGCCGACTGGATGGCCGCTGCCTCTGACGGGTCAAAAGCCCGCCTCGGTACGTGGAGTGGTGTGGGCACCAATGGCGCTGGCACCGGGACCGTCGCCGGCTACTTCCGCATCTTTGACTCTGCGGGCACAACTTGCCACATGCAGGGCAACGTGACGATCACGGGCGGCGGTGGCGACATGACGCTCGACAACCCGAACATTGCCCAAAACCAGGTGGTGACGGTCAATACGTTCGTGGTTTCTGCTGGGAATGCCTAATGGCAACGATGGAGCCGAAACGCCACGAAGTCTGTTCTGAGTGCAGGCGATCGTTTCCTGTGTACCGGGATCGTGGCGACATGACGAAGTGCAAGGCCTGCAAGATGGCTGCGCGCACGACCGCATATCGCTTGGCTCATCCTGATCTTCGGTCGAAGGAGTACGCGAAGTGGAAAGAGCGCGCAACCGCAGATGATTTTGAGGCGAAGCGCGCAAGAGAACAAAAGCGCCACGCGGATAACCCAAAAAAGAGCGCTGCCAGGATGGGCGAGTGGCGCTCAAAGAATCGTGACCGAGTTCGTGAAAGAGATCGGGCTTACTACCGTGCGAACCGGGAAAAGTGCATTCAGTATGTGGTTGACAGGAATGCTTCGTTTCGCACGCCACCTTGGGCAGAGAAGCAAGAAATTGCAAGGGTGTACCGGGTTGCGCGTCGATTGAGTGAGGTGACTGGGATACGGCATCACGTTGACCATGTTGTCCCCCTTCGCGGCCGCAATGTGTGTGGCCTGCACGTCCAGTCCAACTTGCGAGTGATTGCCGCCGAAGATAACTGGCGCAAGCACGCGAGCTTTTCCGTTGGGGCCTGACCATGCTCGGGACCATCAACGGCGCCTACCTAACCCGGTTTGCGGTCAACGCCAACCGGGTGGCCGGGCTTTCGTTTGGCGACTTGAACGTCACCCAGGCCGACGCGACGATCGGCGCGGTCGGGGTATCTGCCCTGAATGGTGCGGCGACGTACACGGAGGCGGCCCATGTGATGGCCGCTGCCGCCGTCAATGCACTGGCCGCCGCCTGCGCGTTCACTCATGCGGCCCACACCCTGAGCGGGGCGGGCGCGGCGGCAGTGGGATCAAGCCTGACCACGACGAACGACACGCACGGCATTTCGGGCATTTCGACCGGCGCCATTGAGGCACTGCTGAGTGCCATCGCTGCGGGCGACACGCTGGAGTCGGTGGCCGAGACCGGGCCGATCAAGGCATTGCTCGACTTCATCCAGCAGGCGCAGACGTTGAGCGCGGCGGGCACGGTGCTGGGCGGCGCTTCCCTCAATGCGCTGATGGCCAACCAGGTGGGCGCAGGCTCCGGCACGCTGGCCATTGCGGGCGCTGGAGCCATTCAGGAACTGGATGACCTGTTGGCGGCTGCCTTCAAGCAGATCCTCACGCGCACGGCGCTGGGTGCCGATGTGCTGCCCCACGCCAGTGGCAACCGCCTGACGCCCCACGGGCGCGGCAATTCTGTGACGGTGCACTGACATGACGCCTCAAGACATCATCAAGCAGGCGCGGTTCATCACCAACGATGCCGGGACATCGGCGGCGATCTACCGCCAGGACGATCCCGAACTGCTGACCTACGTGAACGAAGGCCTGAAAGAGGCCGCCATCATTCGGCCCGAACTGTTCTCGACCGTGGGCGACATGACGTGCACGGCGGGCCAGTGCGAGCAGGCCATCACGTTCTTGGACGCGATTCAACTGCTGGACGTGCTGTGCATCCACGGGGGTACGGCGCTGACGCCATTCGATCGCGCCACGATGGATCAATTCAGGCCGGGCTGGCGCACCGACCCGGCTGGGCCTGCGCAGAACTGGGCGCCACTCAATGGCGATCCGTTGCAGTTCTTCATTTACCCCCGTGCCCCGGTGGGCCAGGTGCTGGATGTGCGCTACGTGCGCAACCCTGGCGTGTACGCGCTGGGCGACACGATTTCCGATCTGCCGGCGAGCTACCTGCCTGCGCTGGTGTGGGCGGTGGTCTATTTGGCTGAAAGCAAGGACGACGAGCACGTCCTGAGCCAGCGCGCCATTATGGCCCGCCAGCGCTTTGTTGAGATCATGAAAGGGGGCGTCGGTGCTTGATGCCCCTGGAATCCTTCGTGGTCAATGCGTCGGCCAGCGCGCCGCCGCGCACTACGCCGCATTCAAGAGTTTGTTTGGAGTAAGCAATGCCACAACTGTTTCGCAATAACGCCTTCTCGGCGCTGGGCGCTTCGCTGACCGACGTGGCCACCACGTTGACGGTCACGACTGGCCACGGCGATCGATTCCCGGCTGTGACGGCGCCGGATTTCTTCATGCTCACGTTGCAGAACGCGAGCAACAACATCGAGATCGTGCGCGTGACGGCTCGCACAGCGGGCGCGGACTCGATGACGATTCAGCGGGCGCAAGAGGGCACGACTGCGCGGGCCTGGAACATTGACGACGTGGTTGAACTGCGGCTGACTGCGTTTGCGCTCAACCCGCTGAGCCTGCTGGAGGGCGCATCCACTGCTGCTGCCATTCGCGCCATTCTGGATGTCCCGACCCGTGCGGGCGGCGACGCCTCTGGGACGTGGAACATCGCCATCAGCGGAAATGCGGCGACTGTCACCAACGGGGTCTACACCACCGGCGACCAGACCATTGCAGGCATCAAGACGTTCAGTAGCCCGATTGCCGGTGCCACGAACAGCCAAGTGAGCCTAACTGGCGATCAGACCATTGCTGGTGTTAAGACTTTTTCAGCCTTCCCCGTGCTACCCCGCACCCTTGGCGGCTTCTACAAAGCAGCCCCACACTTACCAGCATTTGTCAAGACAGGCGGCAGCACGCTATCCATCCGCGCACAAACCCGCGTCGAAATTGCAGGCGCATGGGTCGAGTTTTTAGCCGACACCGCAGTCACCATGCCCGCATTGGTGGAGGGCACTGATTACGCAATCTGGTGTTCACCTGCCGGTGCGCTGCAAGCGCACCGGCAGGTGAACACCAGATTGCGT